CGCAAAGATGACGAATGGTACGACAAGCAGCTTGATGAGCTAGACGCGGTAACAGTCGCTCAGGAGATTGATATTGATTACGCTGCATCGGTTGAGGGAGTGTTGATACCGTCTGCATGGGTGCAATCAGCTATCGACGCTCACAAGAAACTGGGCATTACTATCAGTGGCAGTAAAATAATGGCGCTCGATGTGGCAGACGAAGGCATTGATAAAAATTCTATTGCTGGTCGTCATGGTGTATTGCTCAATTACTTAGATACTTGGAGCGGTAAAGGTTCAGATATTTTTGCCACGTCTAAAAAGGCAGTCGAGGCGACCGCTGATAGTCAATCGGAATACTTTTTGTATGATGCTGACGGACTGGGTGCGGGTGTGAAAGGTGATGCTAGGGTGGTTAATGAGCAGCGCACAGGACTGCCTGATGTTGACGCACACCCCTTTAGGGGTTCGGCAGGTATCTATAAGCCTGAGCGCGAAGACATTGTTGGCAAAAAGAACAGTGACGCTTTTGATAACTTCAAAGCTCAAGCGGGGTGGGCGTTACGCAAGCGCTTCTTATTGACACATAGGGCGGTCGCTGAAGGTATGGATTTTGAGCCAAGCGATATCATTAGTATTGATAGCACGCTTGAGGAGTTATCGACTTTGACTACCGAGCTATCACAGCCAACCTACTCAAAAAATAATGCGGGAAAAATCTTGATAAACAAAAAACCAAAAGGCACGCCTTCACCGAACCGATTTGATGCGGTGATGATGGTGTTTGCCGACAACATGGTTGAGAAGAAATTCAATAAACGACATAGAGCCACTGCTGGCAAACGGACGTACAGATGACAGACATGACTAAAAAGCCGCGTTATCGTGTGACGGCAGGTAAGGCGCTAAGCCAAGAGCAAGCAACAGACCTACGCGGTAAGACCTTTTACCGTCATTTGATCCGCACCGACACTGACGAGATTCTTAAGAAAGCTGGCGTTAGTCGTCATGCGCTAAAGACATTACTGACTGACCCAGATATTGACCAAGCGATTGATATACGCGAAGAAGAGCTGAGTAACGCTGCTTATACGATTACACCGAGCGAGGGTAGTGTTGCTGAGTTTATTTATGATCAGTTAGACCTGCACCTCGGGACAATCTTACAGGGCTCATCACTTAGCAAGTGGTATGGCTATGATGTGATTGAAATGCTGTGGGGTAAAGATAGTAATGGGCGTAATGCGGTCACCTCGATGATGTCAAAACCTATCCAGTGGTTTGAGCCATTATCTGGCGGTGCACTGCAATGGTTTCCGAATGATGGTAGTCAGCCGATCATGATCAGTGATCAAGCTGACTTTTACTATCGTTATCTATACCAGCAGCATAAGCCGACCTATCTAAACCCCAAAGGCAAATCGTTATTAAGCCGTGTTTACTGGCTGCATTACTTCAAAACCAATGGCTGGCGCTTTTGGTCTAAGTTCTTGGAGCGTTTCGGCTCACCCTTGCTTATTGGTAAGACTGATGCGGCAACTGAGGATGATGCGCAGGACTTTGCTAATGCGCTATTAGCAGCACACAACTCAGGTGTTGTCACTGTCGGCGTTGATGAGGATGTGACAGCGGTGACTGGTGGCAGTAACGGTGAGGCGTTTGTTAGCTATGATTCAGTCGTTAAGCAGAGTATTACGACTTATTTGCTTGGTCAGACGCTTACCAGTGGTACGGACAAGGGCGGCACTTACGGTCAAGGTGTCGTGCATCAAGAACAGCAAGAGATTATCTTTAGCAGCGACCGTAAGCACGCGCTTAAAGCTGTCCAACGGTTTATCGATGTTATCTGTACCGCTAACGGTTTCGAAGCGCCTGAGTTTAAATGGGTGGCTAAGAAGTTTATTAATCAAGACCAGTTGGACGCGGATAAGAAAGCTCATGACATGGGTGTTCGTTTTACCAAGTCCTACTTTGTTGATGAGCACGGATATAACGAGCAGCATATCTCACACATGGATTATGGTGATGGTCAAGGCGCTATTAAGTTGCCAGCATCCTCACAAGCCAATCGTTATACGTCAATGGCCAATCAAAATTGGGTGCCATTTAAAGCAGACGATAGTGATAGTGAGTTTACTGACGAACAGCAAGAGCTTGAACAGGTGGCAGACGATGCGCTTGAATTGAGCGTACAGCCGTTTGATGCTGATGCGGTGCTATCGGCTATAAGTAACGCTACGGACGCTGACAGCTTACGTGAGGCGTTATTTAGCATGGTCGGTGATAGCTTAGCTCAAAGTGAGTTTACTCAGTTGGTTAATACCGCGCTGATGGTCGCTGATGTGCATGGTTTTGCTGATGAATCGAGTGAGGTTTGATTATGCAAGCAATGATAGTTGGTTTAACTGCTGTGGGCATCTACTCAATAGGTATAGCTATGGGCTTGTGGATTGGTCGCCCAAAGCATGATAAAGAGTGGGATGGTATGAGAAATCGTATTAATAAGCGCAATGCATTAAATGGCAGAGCTACTAACCATGAGACGCGACTGCCTGCGCAGACCAATCGACCACGCAGCCCTACACAGCCAAGACTACGAAAAATAGGTGAAGGCAACGAGGTTTAACCAATGGCAACGACAACAGCAGGATTTGACGTACATTTTATCGAAGCCATTGCTTACGCGCTTAATCGTAACGTGGTCTTACCAGATGAATACTACGACCGCATGACACCTATACAGCGTCAGCAAGCGGTATCTATCGCAGGATTGGGGCAGACTGAACAGATTAAGCACGTTATGAGCTTGGTCAATGACCAACTCGACAGTGGCGGTACGTTTGCAGATTTTCAAAAGGCAGTCAAAGACGGTGACATTGATATTAATCTTCCAAAACATCGGCTCGATAATATCTTTAGAACGAATATCCAAGGCGCTTATGGGCGTGGTCGATGGTATCAGCAGCAACAGAATAAAGATGAACGCCCGTATTTGATGCGTGACGGTATCAATGATATTAGACAGCGCCCAGCCCACAAGGTACTAGATGGCGTGATCAGACATATTGATGATCCGTTCTGGCAACAGCACTATGCGCCTGACGGTTATCGCTGCCGGTGCATAATGCGTTCGCTTACTGAATCTCAGGCCCAAGCAAAAGGTATAACGACTGATGAGGATTTGCCAAACGTACCAAATGATAAAGACTGGATTGGTGGCACACCAGCACAATACGCCAATCGCATGAATAAGCTAGTCAACGATAAGATAGCTGAACTCGCTATCACGTACTACAAGCAATCAGATGCGATATTGGCAGCGAGACAGCGTATTGAGGCGGCTATTACGGTGATGTTGGCACAGCCGGTACCAGAGCTTGCTTTGATGATTGATGAAGCTAAAGAGCTGATTGAGGAAGAGAATGCGTAGAGCACTCCTAACTTAAACTTTAGTAACCTCAAGTTTAAGTTATAATAAAACTTAAATTTAAATTATTCAGGTGAACTATGTACCGTTATACGATTAGAGATGGTTTTATTAAGATTGGGAAAGATTTAGAGAAGTCTATTGAAGCTTATTACGATATTGAAAAATATGAGAGTCTTGCTGATTCAATTGGTTATTCTACATTACAAGATTCTTTCGTAATTGATGACTCGTCTGAGCATCATGATCAGGACTACTCTATTGCTATTAATAAATTTACTGGTAATGCAAACTCAAAAGAAATTCATCTAACATTTGAGTCAGATTATGTAGTTGAAATTCAAGCTTATGATGATGTGAAGATAATCTTTGTAGATGACGTAATCACAGTTTACAAGCTTCTAGGTGAGCTGCTACCTACGCAGAATCTCATTAAAGCTAGACACGATAATCTAGATATATAATTTTAGAAAACACATCTAACAGAAATAAAAACCGCCCATTGAGGCGGTTTTTTAATGGGTGAAATATGAACTTACAATCAAAGATTAAGCGCGATATTAACCGTCATGCGCTCATGAGCTGTGAAGATTTAGATTATCAGCTTGCATCTATCGATTTCAAAGCGCTATCACGCCATAGCGATGATGATAGTGAGGCAGCTTATACGGTTGAGGATGGCGTAGCGACTATCGATGTTCGCGGTCTGCTAGTACCTGAGACCTCAAGTGATTATCGCTCATGGGGGGTAACAGGCTATGCAAACTTAGCGGACTACATACAGCAAGCCAATGATGACTACACAGTGACTAGCATTGTCTTAGATATTGATAGTGGTGGTGGTTATGTTGCAGGGCTTGATGGCATCACTGAGATTATCTATCAGTCTGCAAAACCAATTGAAACGTTTGTCAGTGGCGATATGTATTCAGCCGCTTACTGGCTAGGCGCAAGCACAAGCAAGGTTACAGCATCTAAGCAATCAGGCATTGGCAGTATCGGTGTTTATGTGGTCCACACTGAGGAAAGTGGATGGCTTGAACGCTATGGCGAAAAGGTTTCGTTGTTCCGATCAGGCAAGTGGAAGGCAGCGTTCAACTCATTCACGCCACTGACAGACGATGAAAAGCAGCGCCTACAAGAAGGCGTTGATGAATCAGCCAGTGTCTTTTTTAATCATGTAGCAGCACAGCGCAATGTTGATGCTAAAACAATCAAGGGCTGGGAAGGTGATGTATTCACCGCCGTTAAAGCCAAAGAACTAGGTCTAATTGATGCAATTGCCGATAGCGTAGCAGTGTCAAGCAGTACCAATCAGAGCAATACAAATCCAAAAACCGAGGGGAAATCAATGGATTTACAAGAGGCGCAAGCCAAAATTAAAGAGCTAGAGGCATCCGAGGCCAAAGCTGTACAAGAAGCTGCTGACGCAAAAGCCGAGGCGCAAGCTGCTAAGGACGCACTAGCAGAGTCGCAAGCATCAACACGCCAAGCAGCTATCGATAAGCTAGCCGCCGATACTGGTCGTGAGTTTACAGACGAGCAAGTAACCGCGTTTAAAGCGATGGATGACGCGCAGTTTGCTGTTGCAGAATTTATGGCTCAACCAGTTACACCCAAAGCACCTGAGCTACCAGATGGTCTTGATAAGGCCCAAGCAACCACAGGCCGCGAAAGTGGCGAAAGTAAAATTCTAGCAGCTGTTGAAGCAGCTAAAGCACAAGGAGTTAAATAATGGCCGCAACCACATTTACAACCCAGCATCCTTTACCAGTGGACATCACACCAACGACTGACAGTGTTGTGCCGACAGCTGCCACCGCTTATAAAAAAGGCGATCTACTTGTAGTCGCTGCGGATACTAACGCCGCAACACATAGCGCGACTGGCACAGATTGGCACGTTATCTGTCTTGCTGACGTGACAGCTGAGCAGGCCACTGAAAAGTTATCAATGGGCGTAGAAATGCCCGTATATGTCGCAGGTAAATTTGATGTGTCACAAGTCAAAATTGATGGCACAGCGCTTGATGCAACGCAAACATTGGCTGCACGAGCTTACGCTAACCGAAACACTAAAATTACGCTTAGCGTAGTCAAATAAGGAGATTTATAGATGGCAACATTTACATTTGATAATGGCGATACGATTGATACCGCCAGTTTTGAGGAATTGGCTGCGGTATACGACTTTAGTAATCCAGTAAGCAGCTTTTTTCGTGACCGTTACTTTCCAGACCCTATTTATCTGAATAATGAAGATAAAGTACCCGTAGGCGATATTAAGACCTACGTTCCGCTAGCTCCTGCGGTTGTGCCAACAGCTCAAGGCCGCGTTATCAAAGATAAAGTACAGGCCAATGTGGATTATATCCCAGCGCCTTACTTTAAGCCTGCGATGACGGTTGAGCCACTGAGCAAGATTGATGCCAAGCTACAAAAATTACTGCAAAATATGCGCGTTATTGCTGCTAATGCCGCAGGTGTGCCGCCAACCATGCAGGACGAGTGGGAAATGGCGGCGGCTTACTCTTACTTCACTATCCGCAAGTCTTTAAATGCTCGTATCGCTTTGATGTGCCGTGATGCGTTGCTATACGGCAAGGTGGTGGTGCAAGGTGATGACAACGCGGGTGTGACTGTTGATTTTGGCCGCCATTCAGATTTGACTTACAGTCCAACAGTTGCATGGGACCAAGCTGAGGCTGATCCATATCAAGACATCAAAAATATGGTTAAGATCCTGCTTGAGCACGGTAAGCGCCGCGCCGTTGATGCTGTCATGCCAAGTCGTGTCTTTGATGCAATGAGCGACAATGATAAGTTTAACGACAAATTAACCGCTGCTCGTGGCGATAATGCTACTCGCGTATTTGGTGGGACGTTTGGCGGCCGTGAAGAAGCCGTGCTACAGGGCACGGTTGATGGCATCAACTTCTGGACTTACGACGCTGAGTTTGAAAAAGAAGATGGGACAAGCGAAATGATGATACCAGAAGACGGATTTTGGTTAATTGCTGAGGTCAATAACCCACTGTACTTCTGTATGATTAAGCATCGTAAAAATCCTGCTAAGTTAGCAATGGAACTGATGCCGTACCATGTATTTAGCGATGATCCGTCAGTTGATAAGTTTATTGCTGACTCAAGCCCTTTGCCTGTGACCATCAACAAAAATGGCGCGTGTGGCGGTACTGGTTTTATCACTCTTTAATACCAACTAACTTTAATAACCCTGTCTAATCGCAGGGTTTTTTTTGGAGAATACAATGTCAAAAGTTTATATCGCAAAGCAATCAATCGGCGAAGTGCGCACTGGTGGTGAAGTCAAAGGCTTAACCGAGGAGCGCGCTAAATTCTTACTTGAAAAAGGCGCCATCGTAGAAGTTGAAGCCGTTGAAGGCGAAGATATTGATACTGGAGAAGGTGGCGAAGTCGTCGAGCTAGAAAAGCTTACCAAAGCTGAACTCACAGCTTTACTCGATGAAGAAGAAATCGAGTACAACGACTCAGATACTAAAGCTGAGCTAATCGCACGCTTTCCAAAGGAGTAACTCATGTATGCGACTCATGATGATCTAATAAGCCGCTTCGGTGCGCTTGCTATAGCTGAGCTTGAGTCGATGCACAATGACGGCTCGCTTGCAGTCACTAATGCGCTATCAGACGCTAGCGAAAAGATGAACAGCTACTTATCGATACGCTATCAAACGCCACTCAATAAAACTGAGCATCTAAAGCTGGTCTGCGCTGATATTGCTCGCTATTTGCTTTACATGAACGAGCCGACCGATGAAGTCGAAGCACGTTACAAAGAAGCGCTTAAATGGCTGCAAGACGTTGGTGCAGGTCGTGCGAATGTCACCTTTGCCGAGCCACTGACAGCCGAGGAGCAGCAAAGCACGTACATCAAACCAGCGGTGCCCATCGGTGACAGTTACCCTGGTCAAATCTTTGGCGATGATGTGTTTGGCATGATGCCCAGCATTAAGTGAGGTCATTATGATTGATGCTGAATTGTCAGGCGGTGACGAGATAATCAGGCGGCTAGGTGACTTGCATTTTGATAGTGCCAAGATGCAAAAGTTTAGCCGGTTGGTTGGCGCTGAAATGGTTTATCAGACTGAGGAGCGTTTTGCTAATCAGCATGGGCCAGACCGTCAACCGTGGTTGCCATCGCAAAGGGCTATCAGAGATAACGGTAAAACGCTGCGCGATACTAGCCGCCTATTATCATCATTGACCTATATTGCGCTACCTGATGGCGTTAAGTGGGGCACTAATGTTGTTTATGGCCCGATGATGCACTACGGCGGTAAAAAGGCACTATTTCCTCACTTGTGGGGTGATATACCAGCAAGGCCGTTTTTGGGTATGAATGAGGACGATAGAGCTAGTGTGCTTAACATTATCAATCGAATTATGGACGTGGACTTATGAGTAATTATTTTGCAGTAGGTCTTGGCCTAATCGAGCATTTAGAGGCTAAGGCTGCTGAGTGGGGCATTAATCATGTCGGTACGGTCGCTAGTATCAACAAGATCAATAAAAACATCACACCTGCGCTTTATGTCGTCAATACTGGCAATAACCCTATGCCAAACGCGCACATAGATAGCCGTGACGTGC